CCAAGCGCCTAGGTATCCCCGTAGCTGACTTAGTGCGCCGCATCATCGACGAGCACCGGGAGCGCCAGAAGTGAAGCAGTGCAGTAAGTGCGGCCAAGACAAACCGCTCGATGATTTCAACAAGCGTAAGCTGTCCAAGGATGGCAGGTGTGTACTGTGCAGGGAATGTCAGAAGACCGCCAAGGCAATCTGGTATGCAGCCAACAAGGACCGGGCGAATGCTTACGATCGACAGTACCACCAGCAGAATAAAGCCCAAGCCGCCGAATGGTGGCAAAGCTACTACCGGCTGAAGAAAGAGAGCATTCTCTCCCAGCGACGGGCCTACAACCGCACCTATTACCAGGCCAACAGAGAGCGCATAGACAATCGGATGGCATCCTACCGAAAGGAGAAAAGCGAGCAGTTTCTGCAGGCCCACCGTATACAAGAAGCCCGATGGCGAGCGGCACACAGTGATCGGGTCAATGCTCTGCAGTGGGAGCGTCGTCATCGGAATTGGGCACATTACTTGGTTAGTGCGTCCGAACGCCGCATCGCTCACCGCAACAGGGTTCTGGCAGCCCTCTTGGCACGGGACGGCCACACTTGCCATATCTGCAAGCGACAGATCAGGCAGAGGGAAGCAACAATTGATCATCTGATACCTGTCTCCCAAGGTGGCCCTTCTGTTGAATGGAATTTGGCCATCGCTCACCTCTTCTGCAACCAGAGCCGCGGTGATGGTCGAATCCCGGTACAACTCCGTTTGGCGTTTGACTAGTCTTCTAATTGCATTCATTCGGAGTGCCACACCACAGCATCCACGATCACGCGCCAGAGTTTCGTCTCCGGCTCGTAGTCGTCGATGTCAGACTCGACGAAACAGGCCTGGCAGAATGTCCGGTTGCCGTCAATGCCCTGCCGTAGCGCGGCGGCGACCGCCTTCGCCTCCGCGTAAGTCGCCGCCCAGCAGGCAAGCTGAATACGTGGGTGCGCCAGGCCGGACGGCCCGCTATGCGAGTGCTCCCTGGGTCCGCTGATCCGCTGATAGGCAATGGCCGGCAAGGCCGCGTTCTGCGGCAGTACCAGCGGATAGACTCGACTGCTCACGAGGGCCGTCAGGGCCGGCACGGTCACCAGGTAGGCCACCAGCGTCTGCTCGATATTCACGTCGCCGCCACCCTTGACAACAGAATCTTCAGCGCCTCGCCAATCTCACGCACGGCGGCAGTCCCTTTCTCGTCAAATGCCGGCCGCAGATACGGGTGCGCCGGAAGCGTGACCTGACGAGCCGTGTACCACTGGCCCGACTTGGCATCTTTCCAGCGCAACAGGTGGGGGCCTTTGGGCTTGATCACGCCGCCGTACTCCTGGATTCTCGCATAGACTACGTCGGTCCCGACCTCGACCTCGCAGCGCGTTTTGCTCGTCTCCGTCACCTCGCTGTGAATGCTGCGCCTGAGCGTGCCTGTTCGGTAGGGCGCCTTCTCTTTGGCCGCGTTCTGCACCAGCAGAGCGCCTGCCAGCGTCGCCCGTTCCAGCGCCTTGCCCGCTACCACGTCTGACAGTTGCGCCAGCTTGCGGGCGAGCTCCGGCCCGCCGACGATCTTGACGTTGAAGCCATCGCTCATGGCGACACCACCAGTTGACATTGCAACCGCGTCGTGATACCGCAGCCGTCCTGCTCGACCGACAGGATATCCAGCGTCAACGCGCCGATGACGACCCGCATGCGCGGCGTGATCGTCGGATACGAGCCCGCCAGCGACACCGTGTGGCTGCCGACGACGATCGTGTGGTCCGGCAATTTCGACTCCCGCCCACCAGCCGGCGCTATCCGGCAGGCGAGAGCCTCCAGGCCTGCCACCGTCACCCAACTCAGGCTCTCGGCCCCGTAACTGTCCCGGCTCGCCGCCGCCGTCTGAATGGCAGCCAGGCTCGGATAGAACGCCGGCAGAGCGGCCAGCAGGCGCGGCGAGATAATCGACGTTACCATTACAGGCCTCTTAGCGCCTGGTTATACAGCCGCTCCCGGTAAGAGAAGTCGTCAACTACCATTTCACCCCAGTCAAAGCTCCCGTCCGCGGCGGCCGCGGCGCGTAGTCCGGCAGCACGCGCCAGCAGGGCGTCACTTACCTTCGCACCATCGGTTGACAGGTCCAGCAGGCGGATTACTTTCAACGTCATGGCTTGGTCGCTAGCTATCGTTTCCAAGGCCATAGCGGTGGCCAGCCGGACTTCGTCGCCTTCGAGCGCCAGGAAGGTGTCGATTTCGTCATCGTCAAACATCGCGCTGGCGGCAACCCTATCCGGGATCATGAGCCGCACGCGGCCTCTGTCGGTTGCTGGCGCGTAGGTAAACATCTCTTCAACCCCCTACCTGGCCCACTTCCACTTGATCGCCCCGCATCGCCGGCACGCCGTCCAGTGTCGCCGTTCCCACGGATCCCAGTCGTGCTTGAACAGGCGGCAGACGAAGCGCATCACGGCGTCACCACCGGCGCCCAGGCTGCCGCATCTGCTGCTACATAGGCGGTCGCGGCCTCCCACGATTCACGCCAGGAGGCATCTGGTCCCGAGAATATGCCCAGGCGCAGCTTAGGTGTGCCATTGTGCGAGTAGGTAACGTAGGGGCCGTAGACACTCTGTGTGGTCGCATACGTGACTGTGTTCGCCGCTACGCCAAACAGCGCCACCAGGCGGGCCTTGATACTGGCGGGGGTTAGGTGTGTGGTGTCTAAGGCAGTCTCAAACAGCACTGCATCGCCTGCCAGGTTCACGCGCCAATGATTGCGGCGGCAGAGTTGGGGGTCATTGGGGTTTGCCTGCAACGCCGCTAGTTGCTGCACAACAGTCGCACGCTGAGCAGTAGTCAGACCTAAGTCCTGGACGTAGAAGTAGAGGTGGCTCTCGCTCATGCTGCCACCCCCACGTCGAGGCGGCTGCACCAGGCCACCTCTGCCGGCGTCAGGGCACAGCCGGCCCAGAGGGCGGTGAGGGCGATGGCGCCGGACCAGCAATCAGAGGGAATTGTGGACGTTGCGCCCAAATTCGTCAGAGAGTTGAATAGACTTCCAGCCCACGTGCCGACTGGACTCTGCGTAAGCCCTGTCTGCGAGCCCTGTGCATAACTCCGCATTTGGTTAGCGAGTTTACTCCACGTTATACCGAGCACCATCCATCTCACATACCCGCCCAGCGCAGCCGTACTGACGGTTGTCGTCACTGCTCCTGCTATATGGACGAAATTCAGCTGATTGGCAACCGCACTGCTACGCTCGACATACACTTGGTTGGTGCCGCCCGACCGCAAAGTTATTACTCGCCGTGTTACCCCATCTGTCCACACCCCCGGCGGCACCTTCGCCACGGTCAGCAACGCCCCCTCGGCCCCGTCGAACATCGCCGCCAAGCCTGGCGAGTAGATGTTCGTGACCCTGGTCAGCCCGTCGTACACGCCGCACGTTCGCCCGTCGCCGAAGCCTGGCTGCCCCAACTGCACGCCGACAAAACGGCCGTGGTTGTTGTTGCCTGAATAGTCGTGGGCAACCGTGCTACCGTCAGGCGGCTCATCCTGCGGCCAGCAGCCAATCAGGTTGCCCGGCCGAGTGTGCAGGATGCGCTGTAGGTAGTCGTCTTTTAGCCCCGGCGGGTACATGGACGGCAGCAGCAGCCGCTGTGGCGAGCCGGGGATGATTAGGTTAGGTTGTGGCATAGATCACCCCCGCTAAGCCGGTTCCAACCAGATTGAGCAGGCTGCCCCTTGGCCTGCGATGACTCCCACTAGGATCACAAACGCCGAGCCATTCACGTCCAGCACGAAGGTCTGCTCTAGTGATTGTCCTAGCGCCTGCAGTACGTTGACGACCTCGGCATTCCCCTGGTGCCAGTCGCCGGCGCTCAGTTGATTCTGGAAGAAGGGGATAATCGTCAAGGCCGGCGCGGTCCGCAGGTCAGTGAGCACTAGTTTGACGTGCACCTTGACCCGGCTGTAGCCGGCGGCATCATAGGCGGTAGCCAGGGCTGGGCGGTAGGCGTTGTTCTGGATGAAGTTGGCCGCCGTGGTTGCCTGCCCAGTGCCCACCACGCCGATATACACGTGGCCTGCTGCCACGCCAGCATTGACTGTCACGGTGCCCATCGTCAGAATCTCGAAGCCGCCCGCTGCCCGCTGGGCCTCGGTAAGACGTCCAACTAGCTTCGGCGCGGCGTCAACCGAGAGGAACAGCTCGTACCACTCAGCGCCGACTGCCTGGGCGATTGTTAGGTCGACGACGTGCGTGCTGGCCGCGTCATTGGTCACGAGAACCGAGTCGATAGCGGCAGCCTGCAGGCACGAGCCCCAGCGGTTGCCAGGGACCGCGCAGAGCTTGTAGGTGGTGTTGAAAACAAGCGAACCCTGCACACCCGCGACGTTGGCGACGGTCATTGAGGCGTCCACGAAGTCCACGATCTTGTCAACCGCCGTGATGGCGTTGCGGTGTAGGACGGTCGTGCCACGGGTGCCGCTGGACACGACCTTGAGCGTGCCTATCAGCAATGTGACAAGGCCACGCAGGTACTGTTGAATCGTGCCGTTGGCGTCCGTCACAACCGCCGCGCCCGTCGTCGCCCCCAGGATGGCGAGCAGCGAAACATAGATGCTGTTCTTGATGCCTTTCAGCAGCGAAATGACGGTCCGGGCCGTCGCATTCTCCGTGCCTACAAAGGGCGCGTCGGTCGTGGCACCGATGGCGGCAGCAGCCGGCGCTATGCCGAGCGCCTCTACCGCCAGCGGGTCGGCGTCCGTGATTAGGTTGCCGTTGATAATCTTGGGAGTAGTAGCCATTGTTGCCTCCTCTAGCGAGGTTTACCGGACGGGGACAGCCCTATCCTCGCGGACCCGGACTGCCCCGTATCGCACACGTGTCGCCATGATAGTAGCCTACCGATTAAGGCCCTACCTGAGCGTACGCCATTCTTGGATCAAGCACAACTCCCCCATGTACGTCGCGAACCCTGTAGAACACGTTGTCCGTGGCAAAGTCACCGCTGAATGGCGAGAGCGCGGCCCCGCCGCCGCTGGCCACCTTGTCCGATGCCTTCATGCAGATCTCGGGGTCTTCATATCCCCGGAGGAAGTCCATCTGAATCGCCGCGCCATCCACGGGGTCGGCGAACAGATACCAGGTCGTGTCGTCGGTGCCCGTGCCATCGATCACCGGCAGGAGCGGGTTCACATGCAGTTGGAGGCCCATCTGCGGGATAACGTTGCTCGTCGGCAGCGGCACGGCCACAGCCGGAGCGGCATTCGTCCAGGTAATCTGCGCGCTCGTGAGAATCTGCCGAGCCGCGACTTCCAGGTCAGGCGGCACCACCAGATGCTTGCCGCGAATCCCTAGCGGCCTGCCGCTGATGTCAACCTGGCGAGCCATCAGGGCGAGCGTCGTCTGCAGGTTGAGAATCGTCAACGGCAGTACACCCACGTTGGTGATGACCCCGGCGTCCGCCGCGTCCACCACTGCCGCGCCGAAGAGGGCCGGGTTAGGGCCAGCGGCAACGCAGAACAGGTTGGTAGCGTTGTAGGCGCGCGTGTAGGTCACGGCATCCGCGAACCGCTGGGCCACGTCACCGAAGGCGTCCAACGCATCGTTGACCAGGGCCTCCCAGGAAATATCGAATTGTCTGCCCCACTTGTACACCCGCCGGGTGTAGTAGCCGGCAGCCATCGGTGACACCAGATACTCGCCCTTCTCCGCCACCCGGGGCAGGAGGGTGTCGTTGCCCTGTACCTTGTGCCGCTCGGCCAAGTTGAAGTTCGGCACCGTCCCCGTCCTGACGTACGCCTTCCAGTCAGGAACAGCCGCCTTGTAGCGAGCGAGCATGTCGCGCTCGAGTGTGAAGCCGAACAGCGACGGGAAATCCGAGGTCGTGATGACCTCACGCAGTAGGTACTCCTGGCGATGTGCTGGCAGCCGACCCTTGTTGGTTACCAGGTCCAGGAAGCGGGCGACCGCGGCCTCGTCGATGCTCGTGCCGCCGATAGGCGCGTAGCCGTCCCAGGATTCCATGAGCTTGAGAAACTCAGGCATGTCATACCTCCGTGGCGGCCTTGGCCGCGTCTATAGTCGCTTGTGTCTCGATGTCGCGCTTGGCCGCCTCGTTCTCCTGGAGTGCGGCTTCCAGTTGACCGATCCGTTTGTCGGCTTCCTCGACCTGGCGGCAGAGCAGCACGCGCCGGTAGCAGAGCAGCGATAGCTCGCGCTCTAGTTGCCCGTGCCGCTCTGCGTTCGCCTTACTCAGCATCTCCGCCTCCTACACCCAGGCAATGACGGGGATGCAGTACCGCACGCCGTCGATCAGGATGGGAATCTCGTGGGTACGATTGACGTTGATCGAGGTTGCATCGGCCTTCAGGCCAGCGCCGCGCCCGATCTCTGTCTGGAACCAGCCCTGAAGTGTGCCCAGCGTGCCGTCGCCCATGATCTGGAAAGCCGTCTGCATCGCCGGCGCAGCGCCTGCGCCACCCATCGCGATGGCGAGTCCGATTGATTCGGTGATCGCGCTCGACGCTGTGTTGGCTATGGCGATGTACTGGCCGTAGAGCCGAGTCCAGACGCCGGCCGCGTTGTTGCAGTGGACCTGCGTCCTGATGCCCTGGAGGTCGCCACCCGTCGAGGCCAGCGTGTCCTCAAGCCGAATCTTGATGCCGTGCAGGATGTCGCCCGCCGCGGCCATAATCGTGCTCGGCTTGATGAAGGCCGACAACCAGGCTGGGGTGGCTTGACCGGCTGCCTTCAGCGCGACCAGGTCCATCTCCAGGTTGTCACTCATGACGCCAGCGTTGACACTCGACAACTCATCCGGTGCCCAGTGAACCTTGACGGCCACGACGGTTGCTACTGCGATACCCGCCGCCACGGTTCCCAGCAGGTAGCCGAATAGCTGGTTGTGATAGGCGTCATCCTGTCCACTGAGCACGCCGGTGAACCTGTTGATGTACACCGGGTCGCCCACGACGAGCGCCTTGGCCGCGCCGTCTACCGTGCCATCGGTGACTGAGCCGAGAACGGACAGATACCAGATGCCTTCGGTGTCGAGGGCAATCAGGTCGGTTGCCGCTGCCGCCGATTTCAGCGCAACGCCGACGATCGCCTTGCCTGTGGTCCCATCACCGACGACCACCGGATCGCCCTTGTCCACGAAACCGTCGGCGTGGGTGGGGTGCGTGAGGTACGATTCCTCCAGAGTCAGATGCCGCCCCTCGTAGGTCGAGGAGCCTTCCTCGCCGGCCACGTGGCCGGTTGCTAGAT